ACTAATGCTCTGTTAGGTTTATATTGTATAACCCTAGACACTTCTTCATCCTTGAAAAAGAATAAGTGTCCTTGATCTTCTACCTTCCATTCTAAATTTGGATAATAAAGAAAAGTAAAATCTCCATCATCCATATGAGGAGATCCGCACTGTCCAGCAGTTTGACCATTGGCATATATTCTTCTAACTCTTACTCCATCCTTAAAGTCTAATGCTTCTTTAATTTTCTCAAAGAGGAAAGTATTAAAATAATCTTCCTCTTCAAGATTATCCATATGCCAAAATGGATTATCAGAAGTACCACCTTTAAGATGCCATTTAGGTCTTAGTAATAATTCATATACTTCTTTCTGAATATCCTCTGATAAAAAATCATCAAAGACTTTAATCATAATCTCCAAACAATTTGATAACCATCATGCAGACACTCTGCACCTATACTATCCATAAAGTTTTCTACAAAAGCAGCCTTACCACCTTTGGCAAAAGTAGATCTTAATGATTCAAATTCAGGTGTATTTAAATGATCATCTACAACTATAATAGTACCTTTCTTTAAGTTCTTCATTACAGCACATAACTCTTTGACATGATGTAACTGAGAAGGAATAGGATTGTCTGCTTCAAAATCATATGAATCCAAATAAAGAAAATCTATTTTCTCCTTTTCAGATAACCCCCATAAAAATTCAACAGAGTCTTGACAAAAAACACTAGTTCTATCTGAGGTATATTTGTTAGCATAATCAACATTCTCTTGCTTAATATCTACTGATAAAACTTCACCATCATAGAAGTTAATGAAGTCATCAAAGATATATGTACTTGCTCCATCATCACCTAAAGCATAAGGACTATTAACAGGTTTATGATCACCCCTCATACATCCAGTTTCTACAATTAAGTAATTACTTTTATCTTCTTTCTGATCTAAAAGTTCAAAGACAATTGATAATGAAGATGCTCTATCCCTTTGAGGATTTTGTCCTTCTGGTTGTAGAAGTTTAGCAAAAAACTTACTACTAAATCTTTTAGAATAATTCATTACTTTTGCCAAACACCATAATAACAATCAGCAGTATGGAAATCAGATCTAGAACCTCCTTGATACTTAGTACCAAAACTCTCACCAAATACCCCAGTGAATAACTGTTGAGTTAATACATGAGGATGACAAAGGTTAGGTTGTACATCTATTGGTTCAAAAACTCTTACAAGTTTAGAAGTTTCTTTTGCTTTTTGTAATTGTCTTTCAGGACTAATTACATGCTGAAGAACATTAAAGAACCAAGTCTCATCTACATCCTCGTAGTTAACATCTTCATACATTTCAGTAACAACTTCTACACCTAAATCTTCATATCCTTTTCTAATCTCAGGTGGGAAATTATCAATCAATGGTTCCACCACAATTGCTCTTTTAAAATTTCCACCAGTAAGTAAGACAGCTCCCTTTGGACCTGCTCCTACCTCAATGATAAACTTATCTTTTAAATCTTCTTGTAGATTTAATCCAACATACTGGGCAACCAAGGACTCACCATGATGATATAAAGAATCTGGAGAATTTTGTAAATTTCCCAAATGATCTAAACACTCAGCGGCTTGTGCTTCATCCCATCTTTCACGTGTAATTTCCATTTAGCCTCCTAACTAACTTTTCTATTTACTACTATTCTTCTATCAGTTAAAACATCTTTGTTTCTACTATAGAAGAGTTTAGTGTTTTTGTGATGAGCCTTGAATAACCAAGGAGCAGGGGAACCATTTACTCTGGTTCCACCCCAATCATTTTCAGATTGCATCTTGATCCAATAACACCCACATACCTTTTTCAATTCTTTCCATGCTCTATACATTAGATCATGGTCATCCATATCTTGTGGAGCATATGCCTCATCAAGATAATTAAGAGTCTTCAAATCTTCAAGGTCAATCATCAAAGGTCCACGATTAACTGTGCTTCTAACAGCAAAAGTATCTCTTGGAATATTAGATGAATCTGCTTCATCAACTGATTGAAGTATATCACACCAATCAGTATCCAGATTCTCCTCCATATTAACATGTTGAGAATTAGGATTTGGAATATAATTATGAGCAGTGCGAGCAGTTACAGCGAATACATCATCAAACTTATTGAATGGTTTCTGCATTCTTCTGTTCCACCCATCCTCCTTAATAATCATATCATCTTGGATGATTATAGCATACTCTCCTGTTGCGTGCTTAAGTCCTAAGTTATTTGCTGTGGTTTCAAAAACATTTGGAGCAGTGAGAGTTTGATAATCAACATCAGTTCCTTCCAAAGCCCTAAGAGTAACTTCCTCAGAGTCATCTTCACACCCATCAAAGACAATAATCAATTCATAATCACCAACAGTATTATTAACAATACCATTTATAACCTTATCAATTAACCATCCCTTATTATGAATAGTTAATATCAAACTATGTTTAATAGCATTATCATTAGCATAAGGACATCTATCCTTTAATGATTCCATATAAACATCAACAGGTCTACCTAATGTATATCCTTGAGCCTGATTTCTTTGATACCAATAGTCAGCATTACATTCGATATAATTTCTAATGTCTCCAATATCAACACCCAATCCATCTCTAACTGCTAAGTTAGTGATAATACTTTGATCCTTTCCAGAGTATCCTTTAAATCCAGGGAAATTATCTTTTCCAGAGAAACTTGAGTCCTCACCATTTACTCTTTCATCTAAACAATACTTTAACCACTCTTCAAGAATCTCCTTTGCTTCATCACAAACTCTCCAGAAAGTAATACCAGCCTCTAACTGTTTAGAATCCCAGTAGTCCTCCTCATCACAATCCATATAAACAAAACAATCCCTCTTTGTAAAATCCTTTTGAGTATTATTTCCAATCACCAAATAGCAAGGGTCATCTTCCATTTGACTATCAACATAATCAAAAAGAGATGGATGTAAAATATCCTCTACATCACAAAGAACTATCTTATCTCCTTCATCCAAACCTTTCATAGCCTCTAATAAGAATAGAGGTTTCCACGCACACCACCCATACTTATTATCAGCAAAGAAATAATCTGGGTTCTCTTTATAAACTTCTGTCTTCTTTAAATCTTCTACACTATATCTGATTGAATTAACACCAGATTCTAAAACAAGATCAGATATAAAATCCTGATACTTATGGAATACCTTAGATCCGTATATAAAGGTAACTAAATTCCAAGTCATAGTAATTAAGAATAGGGGATTACATTCCAGTGAGAGGGGTATAGGTCTTTGAGAGATTTGTGAGCATTGTTAGGACCAAACCAAACATTAGGAACAATAACAGTTCCTGTGTTTGCTAACCAAGCTCCCCACCAAGAATAGGTGGAATTAGAAATAATAAAGTCACTACATTTAGTCATCAAATAAAGATCATGATAAGGTCCGTTTCCTTCTGAAACTATAAACCTATCATCAACAAATAATAATTGTTCCATACACCATTCAGGGTCATCAGAAAAGATTACTATCTGTCTATCAGGGAAATACTTAAGAGCTTCCTCATAATATTTTAATGAAAGGTTATGATGATTACCAGAATTAATAAGATAATCACCTCTTCTAATATGAAGTGCTACTGGATTATCAAAACACTCCAATACCTCTTGACATTCTTTTACAATCTCATCCTTAAAAGTAAATTCTTTTCTGATAAGATCTTGAATATGATTGAAGTATTTTGGTGTCTGAAAGAACCCAACAAGATTATGATCTCTATCAGGATTCAATTCCATAAAGAATTTACTAAAAGTAAAATCCTTCTCATGTAAATCAGGAGCAGGGATAAAACCAATATGTTCTGGATTAATATTAAAAGCATTGAATAATTCTACTTTTAATTTATTACCCAACCCATCAATCACTACCTCACCATGATGAGGAATACAACAAGTTGTACCAATACCTTCAGCAATACCCAATACACTAGCGTACTGAAACATCTGGTTTCCCAGTTGTCCCATCTTACCCAAGTAATTAAATCCAATCATCTATACTTCTTCAGATACTTCTGTTCATTATAATATTGCTTTAGTTCATCTTTCTCCATCTTCTGAAGAGATTCCCATAGAGCAATATTCTCTTTCATATGAGGATTACCATGATAAGAAACTGGCCATGAGTTGTTCCCACGACTATGTTCTAAATGATAAATCCAATTTTCAATCCTTCCTACATTATAACCCAAAGTTGTAAATCTGTGAATACGTTCTTTATCTTCTGGAGATGAACCTCTAAAGTTTTCATTCTCCATACCACCTTCTCTATAGGCAGCAGTATTAAAGAACTGTACATGTCCACTCTCTGCTCTATCTGGTTCATGCTTCTTCTCTAGAATAGAAAATTCACAATCATTAGAAAGAAACTCTGATACTAATTCATCATCTGCATATATTTTCTTCTGCCACATACCCATTCCATAAGGATATATTACATCAAACTCACCTTGACATAACTCTTGTGCCTTAACATATGTTTCAACTGGCATCAATACATCACAATCATAGTTAGCAACTACAGGTGTCTCTACCATATCCAACATCTCATTGAGATATCTCATCCTATAAAATACAGGATCATCTGGATCTTTCTCCTCATAAACATGAGTTAGATTTTCTATTGCATCTTCTACATATTCAGTTATTTGCTCTAAAGCTTCTAACCTAAAGACTGATGCACTATCAGATTCTTTAATTATAACTTTAGTATCAAAGTTTTCTAAAAGAAAACAGCAAACAGTAATAACATTCCTTAACCTATCATCAGATTCTATTTTAATAGGAAGAATAAAAGTTGTATCTTTAAGATCTCTTTTCATATTAATTAGGAAGTACTATCCACTCTTCTGGATATAAATCACGACAATCATTTACCTCTTCTAAGGTAGGTCCATACCAATGTTCAGGAACAATCACAGGATTAGTTCTTGCTTTCTGTAACCATGCTCCCCACCATCCTAAAGTACTGGAAGATAAAATAGCACCATTACATAAAGACATTAAACATAAGTCTGTATAAGGTACACAAGAATGCTTATGAGTACCATCACCTTCTAAACATAGATGATCATACTTAGGAACATCTGTGTTAACTAAGAATCTATCATCAGCAAAGAAATCTTGTTCTGCACACCACTCAGGATCATCAGAACATACTAATACATATGCATCATCAGCAAAATGTTTCAATGCCCTTTCATAATAATCAAAGGTCATCATTCTATAATACTCTTCTCTACCTACATTATCTCCTCTTCTTACATGAAGGAAAAGAATATTCTCAAAGGTAGATATAAACTCATTACAAGGTTGTAGTATATCATCCTTAAAAGCAAAGTCTTCTCTTATCTCATCTTCTATATGTTTAAAGTATTTCTCTGTCTGACAGAACCCATCTAAATTAGTACCATCCTCAAAGTTATTAAATAAATCTTCATCCAAGTAATAAACACTTTCCTTTACGTTCTTAGTGCTTGCGTTTAATTGTTTGAGACTTTCATAACTATACATCGCTTGAGGACTATTATTCTTATTAACAAATCCTTGATGTTTTAAATGAGGTAACTTAAAAGGATGATGCATCCCATAGTTAGCATAGGTGTGATGATCATCAGGAGGAATACAAAATTCATATCCATGATGAGCAGCAATACCTCTTAATGCTGCATACTGAAAGAGTTGATTACCAAATCTTCCATTAGTTCCTAGCCTGTCGTATCCAATCATAAGTCTACAATAAAGAATGGTTCAGTAACATATTTCTTACCATCAACAAATTTAACCCTATCACCATATTTGTCAGTAACCTCATCAAATATTAAAGAAGTTACTCTAGTATCATTATTAATATAAACTTTACGTCCTCTATCAAGAAGATCTAAAGCAAGACGATACTGTTGACTTTCAGTTAGTATATCCGTACCAGGTTTATAAGTAATAGAATCAAAATAGAAAGGAAGATCTTTGTTTATCTTATCAAAGAAGTCACAAAGAAAACCAGCATGTTGATTGTTAATCTGGTCAGTAACAAAGCCTAAATTATACTCCAATCCTACACTTTGTGCAAACGAAGCAAATGCCCTGTTATCTCTTGGGAAACAAGGACCACCATAACCAAAACCATATCTAAGATACTTTCTCCCAACCCTACTATCAGCACCAATACTACTCAATACACCATCAATTTCATCTCCACATCCTGCTTGACGAAGAACATCTCCAAGCATATTAGCATAACTGATCTTAGTAGTTAGATAACAGTTAAGAGCAATCTTAGTAATCTCTGCTGCCTTGTTAGACATAGTAGAACAGATTACTGGTGTTGTCTGAATCTTATCGTACAACTGTTTGATAGATGCTATGGTTCCATTGCTTCCACCATTATCATGTCCCAGTAGAACCATGTCTGCTGTTCTTAAATCATTAATGATAGATCCTTGAGCAATGAACTCTGGGTTATAGAATATCCTTACACTCTTAGGTAATTGTTGCCTAAAGAGATCGCAATCACCAGGATTAGTAGTACACCCAACAACAAAATTCTTTGTGTTGTTAGCAATCTTCATCTCCTCTTTAATATCTTCTACTACACTCCATACAGAGGAAACATCATAGGAACCATCCTCAAGAGAAGGAGTTTGTACAAGAGTATAAAGTAAATCACACTCTCTAATGACTTCCCTATTATCAGTAGTAGCTCTAAAGTTCTTTGCTACCTTAAGAAGATTATCAACCTCTGGTTCAGTTGAATCAATCCTTCTTTCATTAAGCCCCTTAACATAATCTTCTCTTATATCAGAAACTAAAACTTCATATCCTGCTGCTTCACATAATAAAGCAAAACAAATACCAAGTCTACCAGCACCAATTACTCCAATTTTCATAACTCAAATGTAGGTATAGGGTTCATTTTGTGTTGATTCATTTTATTATATCTTTCTAACACACCAACTGCTGGACCTGTTCCTTTCTCCATTGCCTCCTCAAGATCAACATAGGATGCTCCCAGTTGATCCTCATCAGTTCTACCATCATCCCACAAACCATCTGTAGGATTAGCATCTATAATCCTTTGGTCTATGCCAAAATGTTTTCCTAACTCCCAAACTTCTGTTTTATATAGATCAGCAATAGGAGCAACGTCAACCCCACCATCTCCATACTTAGTATAGAAACCTACACCATAATCCTCAACCTTATTACCTGTTCCAACTACCAAACCTTTATACTGTCCTGCAATTTGATACAATGTAACCATCCTTAATCTGGATCTGGTATTTGCTAAAGCAAGTTTATCAGTAGCAAACCTTTCCAAATCATACTTAAAGGTATCAAAAGTATTTGTAAGATCAAACTTTAAAGTAGTGACATTATTATACCTATTATCTAACCATTTTAAATGAGCATCAGAAAGAGATTCTTGATCTTCCTTTTGATGAATAGGCATCCCTAATGCGAATACAGGTTCACCTGTTTCAGCAGCAAGAGTAGAAGATACTGCTGAATCAATACCTCCAGAAACTCCTATTACAAAACATCCAAGACCACTATCTGTAAGATAATCTTTTAACCAATTAGAAATGTTGGATGTAAGTTCAGGATAATCAGTTATTCTGTTCATTGTTTTGTTTCTCCACTTGTTCATTGATCCATGCATAAGTTTTACCAATTCCCTCTTCAAGGGTCATACTGTAATCCCATTGTATAGCATTTCTAATAACATCATTGTTACTATTCCTACCACGTACACCAAGAGGTCCATCAATATGGTTTCTTGTGACTTTTTTACCTGCTACTTTAGCAGCAATGTCAACTAATTGATTGATTCTAACCATCTCTTCTGAACCAATGTTAACTGGTCCTATAAAATCAGAGTCCATCAATCTCCTAGATGCTTCAATACATTCATCAATGTAAAGAAAACTTCTAGTTTGTTCTCCATCACCCCAGACTTCAATCTCACCACCATCTGCTGGTAGGTTTGCTACTTTTCTACAGATTGCTGCTGGTGCTTTTTCTCTTCCTCCATCCCACGTTCCTTCTGGTCCGTAGATGTTATGATATCTAGTAACCCGAACAGGAATGCCGTAATTCCTATGATAAGCAAAGTACAAACGCTCGGAGAAGAGTTTTTCCCATCCATATTCTGAGTCTGGGTCTGCTGGATATGCGGATGCTTCACTACAATCAGGGTTATCAGGATCTAACTGGTTATGTTCTGGATACATACATGCTGATCCAGAATAAAATATCTTAGTATCACTTCTACCTTTCCTTTCATTAAACTTTCTTTGCTCTTCTAAAACATTTAGATTAATAGTTACAGAATTATGCATGATGTCTGCATCATTCTCACCAGTGAATACAAATCCTGCACCACCCATGTCAGCAGCAAACTGATAGATCTCATGGAAAGGTAAGATCAATCTGTAAGGAACTGAATTATAAAAGTTACCTTGTTCTCCTTTAAATTCTATTACCCTACGCACAAAATCAGGATCACGTAAATCACCCTGAACAAATTCATTTGCTTCTGTGTCACCATACTCAGGGTACTTGAGATCTACACCCCTTACCCAATAGCCATCTTTACGAAGTCTCTTAACCATATGGCTTCCAATAAAACCACCTGCACCTAATACAAGCGCAGTCTTTTTAGATTCAGTCATTTTTAATCAACTCATGTACCTATACTACAGAAAAATAAACCTTATGTCAAGCTTATTCTTGTTGGGTTGGAACTGATAATTCCTGTGCTATTGTTGCTTTATTTTTATCATAATTCATTTTAGGTTGTCTTGCCAACACAGCTTCAATTAAATCAAGACGTTGGATTATCTCATCCAGACCAGCTACTTGATCTAATCTACCTTCTATAATATTTAACCTATGCTCAATCAATCCTAGATCTCCTACAGGAGCATCTACAGTATCATGATTGCATTTGGGATGTGCTTCTGCCTCTAATGCTTTTAATCTTTTCTCCACCTCAACATCATATTTTGACATTGCTGCTCCACTTGCAGATTTAGATGCCTTTCCTTTCGCTGCCATATTAAAAATAAACTCTCAGATTATTTATATCCATCTATTAACCACTAACTCAATAGACCCATCTTCCATTTCCCATTCTTCTTCAACTTGAAATCCCATATCCTTAACAGTATTATGAATTGTTAACCTTGCATACTGTTGGGTTACTTTATCAACAAATCTTTCTACTGGAATAGGTTGGTTCCATGTTTCTAAATCTGCTACTAATTCATATACACCTGTAATTTCATTCAAACGAAATCCAACATCAGTTCCAATAGCAAGTTGTGCTTCTACTGTTTCATGACCAATACCATGAGCACCAGTTACTTTAAGTTCCTGATCCTCCTTTACATCATACTGAAGTATCTCCAGTGCTTCCTGTAGTATTGGTTTGTTCTTGAGTTTGGTCTTGATTGTGCTGAAGTGCGACATTGTTAGAGTAAAATTCTGGTTTAAATTGACGAGTTTCTAATTCTCCAAGTTTATTATCTATTTCTCTAGTGAGTTCTACACACTCATTAGATGTTGCTCCCATAACTTCTTCGGTTACTCTACCATCTTGTCTGATAGTAAACTTAAGTGTTTGTTGTCTTGGCATTAGTCTCCTTGGTTTTGTGACATCCATTCACTAATAGTAGCATCATACTCTGCAGTATGTTTAAATGCTTCTAACATAAATTGCTTTCTTAATTGATCAACAGTAACAGAAGATATATTACCGTTCATTGCATCAAGATAAATTCCATACTGATTTGGATTAGTTAATACAGCAACATCCTTATAATTCTTTGCTGCTGATCTTACCATACTAGGACCACCAATATCAATATTCTCTATTGCATCTGCAAGAGTTACATCTGGTTTAGCAACTGTTTCTGCGAAAGGATATAAGTTTACTGCAACAATATCAATCAATCCAATCTGATTTGCATTACGATCCATATCGTGTACAGGATTACCACGTTGAGCAAGAATGCCACCATGAATCTTTGGATGTAAAGTCTTTACTCTTCCATTAAGAATCTCAGGTGATCCAGTATAATCAGAAACCTTAGTTACAGGTATTCCTTCTGCTGCTATTACGGAATGAGTTCCACCACTAGAAATTATAGTATATCCATAATCAACTAGAGATCTTGCAAAATCTACAATACCTACTTTATTTGATACACTTAATAATGCGTAATTAGTCATAAATTTTTTATTGTGTAATTGGGATTAGAGATATTGTGTCATTAAGATCTTCTGTTTCAAGCGAAACATCAAACCCTAAAGTAATTCTTGGAGTATCAAAATTCTCATCAACAATTACTTTATGCTCTCTATCTCCAGGACCTATGTAAATATTACCAATCTCATTTTTAATTTCGTAATCCGAAAAAACAGTTCTGGTTTTCTTTGGGTCTATGCTTATATATCCATGATAATCCCATTGATGATTATGCCATTTCAACACTTGATTTGGATAATGATAGTTAATCCAACACTGCATCCATTTCACACCATCTCCTGAAATATATTCGTTGATAATATTTTTAAGTTCAACGAATAACTTGTACGACAATCCTGATGGTGCAGATAATGAAAAGAAATTATATTTGTAATAAGACCAAGTAGAATCTTCACCAAATATTGATTGATGAAGATTATAAGATTGATTAATAAGATCTATAAATTCTGATTGATATTTAATTACAAGTTCGGATTTATAAACCCTACAATCCATTATACATCACCTTCTGCACGATTTTCTGAATGATGAACATCAAATGATCCGCCAGGATATCTCTTCTCTAACTTCTCTACATTCATTTCAATAATCTCATCGATTGTAGTATCAAGTGTCATACATGCTTGAGCAACATACCACATTATATCTCCAAGTTCTCTCTTCATATGATATAAATTATCAGCATTAACTGGTTTACCTTGAAATACAATCTTCTTTACAATCTCAGTAAACTCACCAGACTCAGCACACATACCAAGAGCAGCAGTTAAAAGTCTATGAACAGGAAGTCCATCACCACTTTCTACTGACTGTATCTGAAAGCATCTAGAGTTAAATGAAATATAATCCTTTGATTCTTGAGATGTAACTCCATCTACAAACTCAAGATACTTTTGCGTATCAACTTGTCTATCCATCAAATTTAAATCCTGCGAATGATTTTTTAGGTTTCTTTTCTTCATGAGGATTATACTCCTCTTCTTTCCCACTGTCAAGGATATCCTCTTGTGCTTTTTGTTCAACATCATACAACCTCATCTTAGCCCTATCTATACCCACCACAAATCTCTTGAAGATAGTAGGATCATTATACCTATTCTTCAATTGTTTGACCATTATTTGATTTAACGCTTCCAACTCTTCCGTAGAAATAAGGGCAAACATAAGGTCAGCAGTAGCAGGGAGTCCAAAAGATTCAGAGGTGTCAGTAAGGTCCACATCGCTACTAGCAAAACCGCTACGAGTAGTTTGAGTGGCAGATACAATCGGAACGTTCGCCTCAACTGCGAGACCCCGTAATTCTTCTGCGATTGCTTTGATGTATGAATAGGAATTGACTGTTGAGTTTCCTCTATATCTTGATGACGCACAAATATTAAGATAGTCTATGAATATTATATCAGGTCTAAATGACTTTTTCAATGCCAGTTCCTGAAGTAATGCTTTGAAATGTCCACTATGTGCAGATGCAGTAGGATACTCTTTAATAATAAGTGTAC